ACGATAAAAAGACTCTTGCAGAAGAACGAGCAGAGTTTTACTACACTGCTGAAGGTTCTGGACTTTATAGAGATGTAGTAAAGGAAGGAAACACGGCGTCTGCTGACGTTACTAAATTTAGTAATCTTTTAAACGAAGCGGAAAGAGTAGCTGCAGAAGAGCCATGGTATAATGTCGGTGGTGTTTTAGGCGACGTTAGGGACTTTGCTGTGTCAGACATTGCAGGTCTTGGTAATGAAATTACATCGTTTAGAACAAGCCTTAACGAAGTTCAAATGCAACAGGCTATTGCTCTTTTACCACGTGGACCTGCTTCAGACAGAGACGTACAACTCGCTTTAAATGCTAGTCCTGATTTAAAAGACTACAGTCCGCAAGAACGTATTGCTGCTTTAAGAGGCATGCTTAAAATTAAACAAGCACACCAAGAGTATATTGAAGGAAAAACTCGTTGGATTGAGCAAACTAGAGATCCTACTGCATTAGGTTACGAGCGGTACGCTGCTGTAAAAGGCCTTGATAAAAAAATACAGGCAGTAAAGGACGACTTTAGTCCTGTTATTCAGCAACTGGATTCTTACTTAGGAGAAGCAGCTAAGCTAAGAGAAGCAGGCGATACAGTTGCTGCTGACGCAATGGTTGCTTTTGTTCAAGAAGAGCAAATGAGACTTCAAAACCAGTCCAGGCAAAACGCACAAACCGACCCTACTATAGCAGTATTTGACACGGATTATTTAGGCTTGTTGACGCAAAGAGGTTTAGAAAACAGCAGGTACTTAAGGTTTCTTGAGGAAAACGAAATTAAATTTCAGTAAGAGGTGACAAATGTCTGACGCTTTACTACAAGGGTTTAGAGATACTTCTCAAACACCAACAAACACACCTGTTGCTTCTTCAGCAGGGCTTCCTAACGCAAAGAAAGAAGAAATTAGGAATGCTCTTGACGAAGCTATGGCTCAAAACAACAAGTCTAGAGAAGAACTAGAGCTTGAAGAAACAGCTTGGTCTTCTGAAGACTCACTCGCTGCTGCACAGCGTTTTTTCTCGAGTGCTGCTTTAGGCTGGGGCGATGAAGCAAGTTTATGGGCTTCTGCTTTCATAAATGCAAATGTTACTTATCCTTACTATGATTTAGAAACAACTTCAAAAGAGCAATACAAAAAGCTTAAAAAAGAGTACGACGCTCAACAAGCTGAGTTTAAGCAAAGACAAGCAGGTGCTGCCTTAGCTGCCGACGTAGCTGGTGGTCTTGTTTCTCCTGCTATGGCTTTGAAAGCTCCTGCTGCTGTGGCTACTCGTTTAGGCCCAACAAAAACTGCTGCTGCTGGTGCCATAGGTACAGGTGCAGTTTACGGTGCAGGAGAAGCTGCAGAAGGACAACGATTAGAAGGCGCTGGTGTAGGTGCTTTAGGTGGCGGTCTTGGTTACGGAGCAGTAAAAGCGGTTACTGCAGGTGGCGGTGCTCTTGCTAATGCACTGACTAAAAGAAGAGTTGAAGGTGATCTTGTTGACATGGACGGAGACTTCGTTCCGTTAACTCTTGCTGCTAGTTCGCCTACAGGTGTGGAAGGCTTTATACATCAGTTTTACAGAGACGTAGTTGGCCCTTCTTTTGGAGCAAAAGGTGCCATAAGACAACAACAAGACGTTATTCTTAATAAAGCTGAAGACGCTATAGCTGCTCAAAAACAATTTTCTAGTCAATTAGACGAAGGGATTAAAGAGAAAACTAAGCTTGTCGAACAACAGTTAAAGGATGCGGGCACTGTCTTAAAAGAAGAGCAGAAAGCCCTTACTACTTTAAAAAGAAATGAAACAGCTGATGTAACCTTACCGTTGAAAGAAAAACTAAGTGCTTTGAACTCTGGTAAGGCAGAAGAAATAGCTGCTAAAGCTACTAGCGAAACCCGAAAAATGATGGACGCTAGGCAGTTAAACTTTAGACAAGAAGCCTTTATGAACTCTTTTCCAGAAGGTGCTGTGCCTAGAGACATCGAACGTGTACTTAGTAAGGAAAACATTGGGGAGCGTATCAGCGCCTTAGACGAACTTTGGCGTGTCAAAGGCTACTCAATGATTAACAAAAAGAAGTTTAGATTTAAAGCAGGAGAGCTACAGAATAATTTAGAGCAAGCTTTAGTTAAAGACCCTTACTTTGTGGCTAACACTGTAGATATTCCTTCTGTAATGAAAGTCTTTGACAATGCTATTGAAAGTACTAACTTTTTTAAAGACCCAAGCGGTCGTGTTGAGGGTTCCTTGGTTTCTTCTCTTAGGAGTCGAATAGGGACATTAGCTAATGCTACCGTTGATCCACAAAACCGCAGAGCTTTGTACACTCTTCAGGACGAAATAGATAAAATAATGAAAAGTCAACTTACGGAAAGCCAGAAAGAAGCTTTTGGGAAAGAGGCTGGTAAATGGAAATCAACTGTTGTTTTACGGGAAGCTATTGAAGGTACTCAAGGCGGCACTAAAAGAGGGTACTTTGAGGTATCTGACTGGATTAAAGAAGTAGGTAAAAATAACCGTTGGGACTCTAGATATGGAACAGGCCCGTTGAATGCAGAAGCTAGAAAGATAGAATCAAACGTTAAAGCAATGGAAAAAACTATTGCAAAGAGAGCAACTAACTTAGCTAAAACAAAAGCTGCGTTAGTCGAGAAAGAAATCAGAAGCCATAAGAAAAAGCTTGAAAGTGAACTAACTAAACTAGTACAGGACGCTAGAACTAAAAAAGCGAGGCTGAAGAGAAGCCCTGAACTAACTTCGGAAATTGCCTCTGCTACAACGAGAAAAGCACAAGTTGAGGCAGAGCTTAGTTTTTTAACTAAAGAGTTAGATCAATTAAAAGACCTACGCACGTCTAAAAACCCTAGTTGGTACTGGACTCTGATTTCTTCTTCTTTATTAGGTAGTTTGACAGGAGCAGCTATTGGTGTTGCTACTGGTGGGTTTGTTGGCTTAGGTGCAGGAGCACTTGCTGCTCCAATAGCAGGTACTATGGTCGGTACAAGACTCGCGCGACCAGGAGTCCAAAGAGCTATTGCAGGACAAACACCTAAGCAACAGGCGGTTCAAAGGATGTTGCAGTCAGACATGACAGGAGAAACTGCACGAATCTTAGGACAAGCAGGTGGTGTTGCTGGTGCTAGAACAGGAATGTTAACGGAGTAATAAAAAAAGGGGACCGAAGTCCCCTTAAGTTTACAACTCACAGTTATTACCAGTGCAGGCTAACTGTTGAGACCCTTCCGTCATGTCGGAGTTCTCAGAGATGTTCCACTCGATCGTCTCTGGGAATTCCTCCTTCAGCTTCTCATAGGTCTCTAAGTCTATGGGTTCATAAGGCGCTTGTTGGTACGTATGTTCGGAATAAGGGAGGAAACTAACTCCGCTTATCTTATCGAACTTGTTGTACAACCATTGACCTACTTCCAGGAACTCATCGTCACGGTAGTAACAGGTCATAGACGGCTTATGTTCACACCAGAAGTCCTGGTATATTTCCCATAGCTCAAGTTGCTCCATTGCACCCATCTCAGAGGCCACTACAGCTCCTTCAGGCGACTTTATCGGGAAGGAGAATACCTTAGTAGTAGGTGACATTACGTCGTCTTCTACAGGCACTCCTGCCGATTCTAAGACTTGACAGAGTGGGTCTCTTGCGTCTGCTCTAACTCGTCTAATGTACTGATCTGAATATCTAGGGTGGATACCACTAGCAGAATCAACCAACTGACTAACAGTACCGGAAGGTTTAACAGCAGTAATGGCAGTAGAAACATTGATACCAAGATTGTTAGCCCACTCTGCGTTAGTTTTAATAGCTTCTTCTTTAAGCTCTGTGAGCCAAGTCTTGAGAACACCTTTGTCCCTCCTTCCTGATAACGTAGGGTGATCCATGATACCCGTTAGGCTAACACCAAGCAGTGCTTCTTCTTCAGTGTTGTTCTTCCATATCTTACGTAGGTAACGGAAGTCAGTTAACGTAGCCTGTAAGCTTCCAAGGATAGCCGCAACACGTACTTTTCGTTTGAGGTCTGACAAACTATCGGACGACCTGACAACAACTTCTGATAGATTACAGAATTGGTTAGGTCTGAGGATGATTTCGCTACATGGATTAGTTCCAAAATCATAGGAAGCATCTCGTCGCTCGTTCTTTGCAGCTTGTTTTTGACTTGCGACTCTAGAGAACATACCTCGCTCTCCTGAACGGGACTCGTATAAACTTTTCCACTCATTTAAAAATGCCTCAAAGTCTGGCTTCTCTGTATAACATGCACTGTTGTTAGCTAGGCCACGCTGTGGATTATCTACCCACCACTGTCCTGACTTACACCGTCGTAGTCTATCGTCAGTGAGGTTACTGAGACTGATGAGAGCGGACCTTCTAACTCCACCGACGACGACGATTTGTGCAATCTTACAGCAGATATCGTGACACTCGATGGAGGAAAGTTTACGTCCAGAAGCTTCCCTAAAGACCTCTGTGGTAAATTTAAAGAGGTCAACAAGAGGATCCGCACCAGACGCTCTACCTCCGAAGGTTTTAAGGGCTGACCCTGCAGGTCGTACTCCACTGACGTCCCACTTTGGAAGCTGACCCGAATAGAGCAAGCTAATAAGTTCTCTGTAGGCTTTAGCCCATCCAATTTTGCTGTCAGCGACGTGTATAACGGTATCTGTGTCATGAAACTCCTCTGCTACGTCTGGTAGCTTGCTTACGTATTGTCGTTCAACAGAGTAACCTACTCCTGTACCGCACATGAGTACGTACATCATTTCGTCAAACGCTTTAGGGTGGTCAATAGGTAGGTAGCTACAGTTAAAGCCAGCTACGTTGTCACGGTCAAGAGCTTCTCCTGCAGTCATTAAAGCCCTCATAGAAGGCATAACACCCATGTCATGAATGTCTGCAAAGATACCATTAGCTTGTTCCAGTGTTAACTTACCCTTCTCAATCCAGAAGTTTAAGTACCTGTCGATTGTTTCTTCCCAAGTCTCCCGACGCTGTTCCTCTGGTAGGTAACGAGCGTAGCGGGACTTGTGTATGTACTGTTGATATGCGTCCATTAATTCATTTCCTTGATTAGTCGTTCAATATACCACTTACACTTACGTAAGTCCTCTACTGGTTTTCCTTTGTAGTCATAACGCCAGAGGTACTTCAGTGCGTTACCCTTGAGATAGCCTCTAAACTCGTTCTCAGGCATGGACGCTTTGATTGCTTCGATGGCTTCGATTGCTCCGTTGTTGTAGTGGTCAGGCTTCTCTACAGGGTCTGGGGTAGCGTCTAAAGATGTTGTAGGTTTCCTGATAGACAAATCATTTAACTTTCTCATTGCATCCCATTGGTCGGGACTTGCGTTATCAATACTCATTCTCTTCCTCCTCTAGCTCTTGTTCAAACACGTCTAGTTTGTTGATTAACTTGTCCTCAAACCTGTCCAGCATTTCTTCTGAGGTTATCTGTAGGGCCTCCAGCAGGTCGTCTGGATCAAAAGTTTTCAAGAGGCGTTCCTTAACTTCCTCTAGTGTTAGTGACATAGTTAATCAACTCCTGTAGTGTCTCTATATTATACCATAGTATTCCCTCTTTGTCACACC